TTAGCCCCGCCGCCCATACTTGCGGCGCATCCGGTCGAAGTCCTCCTCGCTGCCCCATACGCGGATGGAGGCGATGTCGCGCTTGACCTCCTCCTTGGCCGCTTGGAGCCTCTCACGCTCCCCTGGGGTGAGGCGGGGGTCCTGGAGCCGGTCGATGATCTGGTCCTTGCGGCGCTCCAGGAGGGTCTTGACTTGGAGGTGGCGGGCTGTGGCCTGGTCGACGCTGTCATAGCCATGCCGCCTCATGCTTACATCCTGCGGGTCATCATATGCCATGCGATCGAGGCTAGCAGGGGGGTGCAAGGCTTGGCTCACCGCAAAACGCGACACGCCTGGGCGAGGGTCTTCTCGGTGGCATCTATTACTCCCGCCCGCGTCGGATGATGTTGTAGATGGTTGATACCGACACCCCGTATTGGGTGGAGAGCTCTTTGACGCTGGCTTGCTTGGCGTTGTAGAGGGACTGGATCCGCTGGGCTTCCTGCGTGGTGACCCGGGCGCGTCGTTTCCTAGGCCGCGCTTGGGTTTTCTTGTGTTCGGCGGGTTGGCTGTCCGTGTCCTGCGGGGGGTCGGGGCGTATGTCCCATGTGGCGCTGGGCAGGATCCTCAGCCCGCTCGCGCGGTCGGTGAGGATGCGTGGGTCGCGCGACCATGAGCTCAGGGTCCGTTCCATCCGGTCTTGCGCCGGCCCCGTTTCCGGCATGGCGGCGAGCACGGCGTGGGCCGTGGCCTTGGGCGTGTGCCGGTCGGCCCAGGTGTCCTCGGGCATCCAGACCTGCCACAGGCCGTCGTCGGTGTGGCCGCGCCTGCGGTACAGGGTCATTCGGCTGACGCCGGTGGCTTGCTCGATGCTGGCCATGCTCTTGCCTTGCGCTTCGGCTTGCGCGCATAGGTCCATGAGCAGTTGGGAGAGCGTTTGGATGCGGATCCTGGCGTCCATCATGTCGGGCCTGGGGTCGGGGCCTGGCGCTGACACGGTGGTGGCGCGCGCGTGGTCGCGGAGGCGTTTGACGCTTGATGCGCTCTTGCCGTAGGCGTGCGCCAGCGCGGTGGATGGCCAGCCTTGCTCCAGGGCCGTCCTGGCCAGGTGGTCCAGGCTTTCGGTTTCCTGGGCGATGGCCCGCGCCACGTCCGTTAAATACGACATGTCGGGGCCGAGGACCGCTGCGGAGAGATCCTCGAGCAAGGCGCGGCGTCGGAGGGCGGGGATGACGCCGTTGTGGGGGGCGAAGGGGGAGGGTTGGTCCGGTGAGGGCCAGGCGCTGATCTCGCTCGCCGCTTCGGCGGCCGCATGCACGGGGTCCAGCCTCCCGGAGAGGATGCGGCTCATGGCCGTGTCCAAGGTTTGCTCGGCTTCGTCGGCCGCGTCGGCGCGCAGGGCGTCGGCCCGCGCGCGGTGGCTGTGGGTCATGGAGCCCGCCGCCGTGGCCATGCTCAGCCGGTAGGAGCGCCAGGCGTCGCGCATGGCGCCCAGCCCCGCGACGGCCTTGTCCAGTACGCGGCCGCCGAGGCCGGTCAGCCAGTCGGGCAGGATCGGCTCGCTGTGGGTCTCCAGGTCGATGATGGCGCTGGCTTGCTTGCCGTAGGTCATGGACGCCGTGCACAGGCGCCATCCCAGGTCGATGCCGGTGGCGGGCAGCGCGCGGCGGGCCCAGGACAGCGCGGAGGGTCCCGGGCCGGCCGAGGGCCCGGGCAGGGCCCGGCCGATCATGGACGGCAGGCCTTGGCGCGAGGGGGATTTACTGGGCACGCACCGGTGGGCGCGGTCGCGCCGCCAGCAGCCCATCGGCTCCAGGCCGTGCAGGGTCGTGGGGTCGGTGGCGTCCCCGTAGGTGACGGTCGCGCCGGTCACCCCGGCGGGCCCTCCGGCGAGCAGGACGCGGCGCGAGGGCCAGGCCAGGCAGTCGGCCGGGCCGGTGGCCGCGCGGCCGGACACGGGGTCCGGCGACGGGGGCGCGGTCCGCTCCCATACGGGCAGGTCGCCGGGGCGGGCGCAGTCGGGCGACCAGCCCAGGATCAGCGTATGGTACAGGTCCGGGCCCTCAAGCCATGCCATGTCCATGCTCCCGCACAGGCCCATGACCTGGACGCCGCGCGGCGGGTACTCCTTGCCGCGCTTGGCGGTGGCGCTGCCCAGGGCGGCGGGTTTGATGCCCGCCGTGTCCCACGCTTGGATGGCGAGCAGCGCCGCCACGGCCCGCGCGGGGTCCACCGGCGCGTCCGATGCGGCCCGCGCGCCGAAAAGCGGCGGGCTTTCCACGGGGTCCGCCTCGCGCAGGGGGACCGGGCCCGCCGCCGTGGCCAGGCCGGGCGTCTGGAGGAAGGGCCGGTCCTTGTCGAAGAGGTCGAACCGCCCGGCCCACCGGTCCAGGTAGGCGTCCACTTGGGCGGGGTCGAACCCGTCCCGCGCGTACAGGCCCAGCCATGCGTCCCGCCCGTCGGCGGACCCGCCGGGCGCCGGGAGGATCCGGTAGGTCAACGCCAGGAGGAGCCGCAGCGTGGGGATCCGGTATTCGGCCCTGGGCTCGGCCAGCCGCACCCTCCCGGCCTCATGCAATGTTTGGCGGATGCCCCACTCATGGGACCCGCCCCGCGCGTCGATGACGGGTATCCAAGGCTCTTCGAGCAGATCGTATCCGGGCATCAGTCCTCCGCCCCGAGGATCTCCAGGACGGCGTCCCTGTCCAGGCCCGACGCCTGGGCGAGCTCCCTGACGCTCATGGAGTCCTCGGCCGCGTGGCGCAGGGCCCGCCTCAAATCGGAGTCGCTGTATATCATCCAGGAGAGGTCGCCGTCCTCGTCGCGCACCCGGTCCACCAGCTTCATGACCTGGGCGGCCGCCGTTTCGATCCGGTCCCGGTCTTGGTCGAAGAGCGTTTCGTCGGGCTCCGAGATCATGTATTCGATGCAATAGGCCTGGTCGTCGCTGACGTCGGATTCGTCGGCCGTCAGGCCGTCGACGCGCGCCGCCTGCCGTTGGAACTCCTTTGACATGCTCAGCGCGGCGGATGGCACGAGGTCGTACTTGTCCGCCATGCGCTGGGCCAACTCCTCTATGGTCATAATGACTCCCCTCTTTGGATGGTCCACTACCCTACATCGACTATTGTACCACAATGAGCGCCCAATGTGTGCGGAATTTAGAAAAATGTTACCGGTCCCCGGGCCCATACTCGATGGCCGCCCCGGTCCGCGCGGCGACGCGCTTGGCTATGGCCCGTGACCAGGCGGCGGGCATGCCGTCCTCCCTGGCCATGTCGGTCCTGGGCACCAGGAGCACGTCGTCGCCCCGGTCCGCGCCGTCTTCGACCAGCAGGTCGGCCTGGGCTTCCAGGGCCTCGAGGTCGGAGGCGATGCCGTCGGGTATCCTCCGGTCGCCACGCTCCCACCGCTGCACGCTCTGCCTCAGGACGCCCCACCTGTCGGCGAGCCATTCAAGCGGGAGGTGGAGCGACTCCCGCGTGGCCTTGAACTCAGCTGGCGTCATAAGCGCGCCCCTTCCTCCTTGCGTCCTCTTGCGCCGGGGGGCGGCTCGGCCCGCGAGCCGACGCCGCCCCCGCGCGGCCCGCTTACCGCTTGCCGGAGACGTCGTGCCGGGCGAGGACCTCGTAAACGTCCACCCCGCGCGCGGCCTCGGCCACGGCCTCGTCGTCGATCTCCGCGTCGGCGTCGCAGACGGCGACGCCTGACCTGGACACCGTCAGGCCCAAGGGGTTGACGACCTGGTTGACGCGGTCCATGTAGTCGTCCAGCGCGGCGTCCAGGTCGTAGTCGCCGGCGTCGGCGCCGGCGGCGTTCTCGAGGATCCAGTCCATCCCCGGGGCCTCGGCGCTGACGATCGAAGCGAAGCCGTCCGTGTACTCGGTCTTGGTGGTCATGATCTGAGCCTTCCTCGCTCGGCGGTCGGGCCTTATGCTGACCGCTCATGACTACCATGATACCAAACTGGATGCATGACGCAACCGGTATCTATTCCGGGCGTGTCGCAAGGCGGGGAGGGGGGCGCCGCCATCCCCGGAGATCCGTGGCGCGCAAGGAGACCGCTGGCGTCCTATGCGGGCTGCCGTCTACGGCCCGCCGAGCTCATAAGAGCATCATCTACGATGCAGTCTCCCCACTGTCGCTAAACGCGAAAAGCGCCCCCGCTCTCCGATTACCGGAGGCGGGGGCGCTTGGGTTATATGGTCGTCTGCTTGCTGTAGCTGGCTTTGGCTTGGCTGGCGCCGATGCAGGCCGCGATGAGCAGGCCAAGCGCGTTGAGCGTGGTCACGATCGCGTCCACGTGCGGCAGTCCCAGCGCGGGTCCCGCCGTGCCAACGAAGACGGCCAGCGCGGGCAGGAGGACCAGGGCCGCCCATTTGAGCGTCTGGTACACCTTGCCGGGCAGCAAGTAACCCTTACCTTGGTCGGGTTGCGTCGTGTCGGGCATGATTATCACCTCCTTCAGTACGAGAGGACCTCGCCCGGGTAGATGAGGCCCGGGTCGCCGGACCGGTAGCCGTGCAACTGGCCCTGCGGTACGCCGAGCCTGGCCGCGATGCCGGAGAGCGTGTCCCCCCGGCGCACGGTCACGGACCTGCCTCCAGCGCCGCCGCCACCGGTGGAGAGCCTCTGCCCTGGGTGGATCACGTACGGCGCGTGGATGCCGTTGAGCCTGGCCACGGTCGGCCAGGAGCCGCCGAACACGGCGCTCAGGCAGTCGCCTGGGCGCACCACGTACACGCCCGACCCCGTGCCGCCGCCCGTATTACCGCGCAGCCGCTCATTAACCGCGGCCATGACCTCGTTGTAGCGGTTGCCCAGGAGGGCGTGCCGCTGCGGGTCGTTGCCGTAGTCGCCGCGGATGACAGCCGAGGCGATGCTGGCAGCATCGCCGACCGGCGCGCCCTGCTGGGGCGTGAGCGACGGGGCGACCGGGTTCGGCCGGGTGCCTATAGGCGCGTTCGCGTACTTGGCCCAGGTGCCCGCGTCCCCGTACCACCAGTTGACGTCCACGGCGGTCCCCACGCCAGGCACATGCCCCGAGGAGGAGTACTGCCAGGCCGCCGCGAACGGCCAGGGGGCCACCGAGTAGGGTGGGGCGCCCGGGTCGCGCAGCCGCTCCCCCGCGTACCCGCGCGGATACCCGGCCACCCACAGCCCGTAATCCGCGCCCGCCACCGCGCGCCAATCCCCGGCGCTGATTGTGGACGCGGACATGTAGATGATCGGCTTAACCCCCCAATAGGAGGCCACCCGGTCCAACCAGCGCTTCGCCCACTCCGTGTCACCACGATGGGATGCGGGCGGCTCCCAATCCAAAAACGGGATCACCCCCGCATGCACCAGACCACGCGCATTCGACTGGGCATTAAAGAAGTCGGCCTCAGCCTCCGGCGAATTACCGTATTCGGGCCGCGCGTACCCGTAAGCGCCGATACGCAAGCCCGCGGCGCGGTTGGCTTGGAGCTGACAGTCCGCGGCGGGGTTCACGTAATTGACGCCCTCGGTGATCTTCGTGATCGAGAAAGACGCCCCCGAGTTTTTGGCGGCCTGCGCGTTATAACAACCCTGCCAGCTGGAATTGTCGAAGCCGGCGTCCGCGTGGGCGACACCAGGGACAAGCATGGCCACTACCGCCGCCACCCCCACGCCGATACGAGCATACCGGGGCTTGGCGCGCGCGTGACGCGCATGAGAAAAACGCATACACCCTCCTTTGTGTAGGCATGAAAAAAGCCACCCGGGATGGGTGGCAAAGGCAATTGACGGGCCGATCAGTCCACGGATGGCAGGGCTTTTAGCTCCTCGTACAGCTTGGTCCCCGTCCCGTTGCCTCCCAGAAGGTGGTAGGCGCGGTACACGCGTTCGGCCTCCTCCATGACCGCCACCGGGATATGGCCGAGCGGCACGTATTCGGCGTGGATCTCCAGCAGCTCGGCCCGCAGGAGCGTACGAAGGCCCGCCTCCATGGCCTGGTCCTTGGCCTCCTCCTTGCGGTGGCTTTTCAGCAGCCATCCGCACATGCCGCCGATACCGGTCAAGAGCATGGGAATCACGGCCTCTACCAGGGTCATCAGCACGTCAGACACTCGGAAGCCCCTAGCATTCGGTCAGAAACACGTACCGGGCGAACCACCCGCTGACCTGCGGGTCGGTGTAGCACAAATACACATCACCGCCGGACACCTGACAGTCGCCGAAATACTTGAAATACACGGTGATCTGATAAACGCCGTCCGGCAGCCAGAACCGGCGCGAAGCCGAATAATTATCCGTCTGCCCCCCGGGAGTCGCGCTGCTGCTGACCACATGCGTGGCGATGTTTTCACCGTTTTTGCGGATCACGGCGAGCAGGAAACCCTCGCCCGGGCCCGTGATACGCTCGCCCATGTCAAGCACATACCAGCGGCCCTGACCGGGGGATCGCACGGTCAAAGACGCAGTGTTCTCCGTATACCAGGTCCCTCCCGGATAGCCTGGCCTGCCTGTCCAGGAAGACACCCACTGGTAGACGCGACGGTCCGGCGCGTAGATCGACCTGCCATCCAGGGCGACATCCCCTTCAATCCCAACAATCTGACGGCCTACGATATCCACCCTGTCGGCCGTCAGGCCGACATTGTTGCGCCCCTGCTGGCCCCTCACGATGGAGATCTCCGGCTGCTGCGTGCTGGTGCCCATCATCAGCCGGCTGACCAGCCCGTCCTCGTCATGGTCGCCCCAGATCAGCCAGTACGGGTGCGTCGGGTCATCCCCTATGCCCTGCAGGCCGCCCGTGGTGGTCCCTTGGATCAGGGTCTGGCTCAACTGGATGCGGTCGCCGCCGCCCGCGGTCTGCAAGCCGCCCACCGCCTGCACACCGTTCCCGGACGCCTTGAACAGGGTTTTCCCGTCCACGCCCTTGGACCAGAAACCCGACGAGTCGAAGCCCACCAGCCCATCCGGCGTACTGAACTGGCCCGACCTGATGATGCCCGCGCAGATCAGGCCAATGACCGCCGCGTCCACCTGCACATCACGAGCCGCCAGCTGATCCAGGTAGACGGCCACCGGGATCGGCACCCACGCATCCCCGTCCCACCACCATTCGGCCGCTACGGCGGGACGCTCGCCCTCCCCATAGCGCAGCCACAAATCCCCCCGATGCTTGCCAGCACCCTCAGGGTCGGTGGCCGCCTTGGTGACCAGGATGCCCAAGCTCTCCGGGTCGATGTCAGCGCCCGACACCGTCACACGCTCCGGCCCCCAGGCCGACGAACCGTTAGGCGCCGGACTGCCATCCTGCGCGTGCGCGTCATCCCACGCCACCACCTTCACCTCATGCACGCTGCCCGGCTCATACGGGCCCAACGGGTACACGCCCTTAGCCAGCGCCCTGCCCGCCTCCAGGCCATCCACGATCAGCGACAAATGGTCGAAGTCCGGGGGCACGCCACCCTCCAACCCCCCATCCCAAGCCACCAGGATCATGCCCGCGCCAGACCCCACCGTCACACCCGTCGGCCTGCCCGGGGGGGTCGTATCCCCCACCCAATGCACCACACCCTCAGGCCCGGCCCCCGGCCCCTGGATCGTCTTGGTCCCGTCCACGTTATGCCAGGTGCCGGTCCCGGTCGCCCCGGTCTGCTGCCGGGTCGCGATGTCCAAGGCCGACCCCGCCGCCAGAGCCACGTCCTCAAACGCGGTGCGGCGGATGATGCTGGGATGGTATACCACGATTAATCACTCCTTAAAAATCATTGGTACGGGTCGGCCATCACGTCCAGCACGACCTGGCCCTTATCGGTTTGGTCGCCGGACAGGCGCATGATCCGGGTCCCGTACTCACCATCCGGCAAGGTGGGGAAGCCCTGCAAGTGCAGGACGCAGCGACGCCCCGGCCGCAAGCCGGACGGCGTATGCAAAGGGGCGCCCGACTCGTCATGGTCGTTGAAATGGACGGTGCCGCTGACCTGGATGAGCTTGCGCCTGCCGCCCTCCAAGCGGGACTGGGCGTGCCGTTTAAGCACGTCCAGATTGTCGGTATCGGTGTCCGAGTAGACGCCCTCGCGCAGGATGGGCGGGTCCATGCCGGACATGACCGGCCCCAGGTCCTCGGCCAGCGCGGTCAGCACGCTCTCATCCGACCCGGCGCCGGTCGCGTACCAGCGTTGGATGGGCGAGGCGTGGGACACGCTCACGTCTTCCAAATCGCCGCCCCCGGGGAAGCATGACAAGTGGACGGGAGCCGCGTCCTCGTGCAGGTACGCGTCCGCGTCCGAGCCCGCCAAGAAGCGGCAGCGCACATGCTGCCCGTCCTCCGTCCAGTACGGTTCGAAATCACAATCCGGGCCGCCTTGCAGGTTGCTGATGTCCTCGATCAGCTTGCGGGCGCCCACGTTCTGCGCGTTCCACGCCTTGTACTCGGTCTTCTGATGGTTTCCGCGCTCCCCCAGGTAGGTCCAGTCTATGGGCAGCGTGCCGCCCTGCTTGCGCTCGGTGGCCCACGCGCCGATCTCCGACTGGATGCCCCGGTAGGACAACCCCTGCACGCCGATGATGTCGGTGCTGCGCCCGTCCTGGTAGGCGCCGTCGCGGATCACGTACCGGTCAGCCAGCAAAGCCATAGGCGACACCAGGCCGAACGTCGTGTCCAGCTGGTGGTCCTCCTGGTCCCCGATCACGCCCCACAGCAATGGGTCGCCCAAGTCGCTCGGCTCGTCGGAGCCCACCCACGCGGTGCACAAGGCGCGCCGGGTCGGGTCCAGCAGCAGGCTGCGATCAGCCGGCGTGCGCGCCGGGAGAGCCGACCACGGCAGCGTCAAACCGCTCTCATCACCACTGCCCGCGCCCTTATCCGCCGGCCCCGTCGTCGATAGGCTGAAATCCCCGATCGCCATGTCCCAGGAGAAGCTGGGGATGTCGATGAGGCAGACGATCCGCCCATCGCGCGCGTCGCAAATCCAATGCCGCCAACTCACCGGGCGACCCCCTCGTCAATAACCTCCACAGTACGCAGGCCGCGCCAAGTGAACCGTGGCCGCCCCAGATTGGGTTTGGCCATCACATCCACCCTGTGCGGGCGGCCTCCCTCCAGGACCATGCGCCACTCCACGGACTGCCTGGCCCACACATGCGCCACCAGGCACTCGTCCAAACCATCACCCATGTCCTGATCGTCAACCACGGGCATTGCATAAAAGCTGCCCACCTGCTCGCCATCCACGCTCGCCCGCCACGTGAACTTGACCGTGACCAGCCGATCCGTGGCCAGCATCATCGTCTCAGCGGGAGCCTGCGACCACCATTTGGTGCTCCAATCCTGCAAGACGCTGGACGTGTTGCTCCCGTAGCCGATCCGCCCCATCTTCGCCCCGTAGGGGATCGCGTAATCCACGCTCCCCATGGGCGACGCGGAGATCGTGGCGGACGCGCCCGCCGGCATCGTCATGTCCCTCAGCCGCAACCCCCCGGCCGGCACTACCGGGTGCGCAGGCGACGCGGACGGCGTGCCCTGCGCCACATGCAAGGACACCTGCCCGCCGGCCCGCGTATCCGCCAGCAAATACACCGTGTCGATGCGCGGGTACGCGCCGTCACCCGCCGTCACCGCCTCCAGGGTCAGCCCGCCGGGCCAGTACGCCTCCACCGACCCGTCCGACCCGCCAGTCGAGCACACCGCCACCCCGGCCGACGCCTGGTACCGCAAGCCCGCGGCCCCCGACACCTCCAAGCCGGCCACCACGCCCGGGTTCTCCCAATGCGCGCCAATGACGCGCCGGTGGGTCAAAGCGTCCATGCCCACGCCGTCCGCGTCCTGGGCCACGCCCAAAGCTGTCACCATAAGAGCCTCCTCACAGCCAAATAAGTAATCAGATGTAGGTGTCCCGCGTCTGCGCGTCCACCCAGCCGCCGCCCGCGCTCAGACAGCGCAGCATGATGTCCCCACCCGGCTCGATCCGGGGGAAGCCACGACGCGTGAGGCCACGGCTCACATCCACGCCACCCATGCTCGCGGTCCGCGACCGGCAGTCCAGCACCAGGGGCACGCCAGGCCACACACGGCCACGCCACTCCAAAGACTCGCCACCATCCCACACGAGCAGCACCCCATCAGGCCAATCACCCGACGCGGTCAACACCGGATACGCACGAGCCGTGCCACGATTACGCAACAGCGCCTGACTCTGATCCACCGACGCCGCCCCATAATCCAGCGGATACGCCAGCCCCTTGCCGTCAGGGCCGTAAGAGAGGCCGCCAGCCGACACGCTCGGAGCCATGAGCTGCACTGACTGCGCATCCCAAGACAAGCGCTCAGGACGCGGGCAGACCAGGGTCAAGGTGCCTTCCAGGAGCTGCCGAGACCAATTCGACCCGTATTCGCTGTGCAGGTATCCCTCCACATACGTGTCCTGCCCGTCATCAATCACGCGGAATTTGACGATTTTGCCCATCATCGAGTTAAGACGCGAAGCCAAGCCGATGATCGTTGATCGTGTCATCCCGACCGCGTCAAGATGGATAGTGACTGTCCTGGCTGCGTATGTAATGTCCGGGTTTGACACATCATGGGCGCCGTTCCCCCAAGCCCTTTCCGTCAGGCTGAGCTTCACCGGAGGCGTGGAGAGCCACCCCTCGACGCCGTCCTTTGCGATCATGATGCCTGTCTTTTCGGGGGGGCTGGCCAATCCGCTGTAGAAGCGGATGTCGTTGTCATCGCAATACAGGTGCGCTGATGCCTCGAACATGCTCATGCCATCCCCCTCAAAGCCATCCTCGCGGCCGATGCCATCTGCCTGCCCATGATTGTTCCTTCCACGAACGGGTCTTTGACGCCGTTGTTGGTGATGTTCACGGGCTGGATCACGGTGGGAGACACCACGGTGGACGTTGACTGTTCCACTTTCCCGGTCCGGTTCATCCTGTCCAAAGCGGCAAGCCCGATCCTCTTCGCCGCCCATGCCCTGACCACATACTCCTGGTCCGACAGCAAAGCCGGGATCGAATCACTCGTAGTGGTTCCAGGGCCGCGTACCAGACCGTAAGGCCCGCCGCCTGCCGAGAACCCTACAGGGCCACCATTCGCGCGGCTAACAGCGCCTCCGGCGAATTTCCCTGATGGTTTCCCGGTGAAGTAGGTCACGACTTCCCCAGGGATCCGCTTGAACCAATCCAGGATGTTCTGCACCACGCCACTCGCATGGTCGTGAGCGTTCAAATCGGTATCCTTTTGCCTCGGCACGCTCTTAATGGCATTATCCACGTCGCCGATGTTCTTGATCGCCCCGGAGTTGAAGGCGTTCATCACGGTGTCCTTTGTCGCAGGCGTGAGATTGAGAGTATTGAGATACTGCTCGACCTGGCCTTTGCTCAGCGGCGCGTTCTGGCTGATGTTCGTCCCGACATTCGAGGGTATGAGCCCAAGCTGATCCGCATACTGCTCGGCCTGCTCCTTGCTCATGCCGCACTGCTGGGCCGCGTCCACCATGGCTTGACGTGCCTGGTAGATGTTGTTCCTGGCATCCTGTGACGCCTGTCCGAGATTGCCGGTCGCTTGTCCCTGTTGCATCACGGCAGCGGCAGTAGCGATGGACTGATCCGCCATGTTCTGCATGGCCTGCCGGTTCAGCTGCCCGGACTGGGTGTTGGCGTCAAGGCTACCGCCGTTGGCTTTGACGGTCGTCGATAGTCCCGACAATTTGTTGTTGAGGTCCTGCTGTATGCGGCTCAGGTTTTCCGCGCTCCCGGCCATCTGGTTCTGCTGCCAGACTGCGTCGTTGTAAGCGTGGTTCATTTGCGCGAGCTTGCGTACACCCTCCTCGACTACGCCATTATGCTTACTTCCTTGCCCCGTGCTCTGCTCTAGAGACTGTACATATGAGTCGATGGAGCCTTTGTCTCCCTCAATGGCCCCTCGGAAGGTCTGCATGCTGACCCCGGCTCCGCTCAGCTCCTCCTTGAAGGAGCCGTACCCGGACCTGAATTTCTGGAACCAGCCCCAGTCCATGTCTGTGCCCTTGGTCGCTGCGGTGTCGACGAAGTCGGAGTAGGCAGTCTGTCCTTGCTGCAGAGCAGACTCCAAATCCGTTGTCCGATCTTTCGCTTTTTCCGCGTGGTCCGCCCACAGCATGACCCCGCCGACTGCCGCCGCAATTCCAGCGGCGGCGGCCCAACCACCAGGGCCGAGTCCGCCAAGCGGGCCAAGCAAGCCGGATACTCCTCCGCCGGCCTTTCCGGCTTTCGACCCCATTTCCTCGGAACTCTTGGCCAGCCCCGAGACATTAGGGGCTGCTAAAGAGGCAGATTTGCCGATACCGGCGAAGTCCCCTGCCAAGGGTGCCAGGCCAGCGCTGGAAGATACACGCGCCGAGACGAAATCCGAAAGGATGCCGCCTACTGATTTGACTCCTTTGCCCAGTCCACCGACTGCTTTCAAAGCCAGACCGATCGGGGCCTCTATGGCTTTGATCTGCCTGCCGAAGAACATACTGGCGCCGATGGCTCCCTGTATGGGCGCTGGGAGCGAGGAGAAGGCCTTGACAAGGGTCCCCATGATGGTGATGGTCGGTGATAGGGCGTTCAGTGCCAGCGTCACCGATTCCACACCCTTGGTAGCCAGGTCAAGACCAGGCTTGGCGCCTTTCATGCCTCCGCCGAACGGGTGCATCTCCTTGGTAGTGCCGGTAATCTGTTCACGGACGCGCTTAAGAGCGTCCTGGAAGCGTTCGACGACCTTCGGGTCCATGCCCTTGAAACCGTCGGTGAAGGATTTAGAGATGGTGCCGGACTTGAGGAAGTCGCCCAGGCCCTTGACGCTGTCGCGGACATGTTTGACCGTGCTCTCTATGCCGTGCCGCGCGGAATCGGGCACATGGAAAGCCTGCGCGAAGGCGCCGGACACCCTGCCGTCGCGTAGGAGGGAGACGGTCCCTCCTACGGCATTCGGGAGCCATTTGAAGAAACTGTCAAGCTTGCCGTTGATCTTGTCCACCACGTCGATGCCCATATCGCCGAGGGCCCCAATGGCATCGATGAAGCCGCCCCCTATGGTGGTCTTGATGGCGGACAGTTGATGCTGCATGATGATGTACTTGCCGTATGGGGTGGCCGCCATCGCTTTGTTCACGCCGCCGAAGTTCTGCTCCAGGACTTTGGCGAGGGTCGCGGCCCTCTCCTCCTGCGAGCCGTGGGCTAGGAGCTTTTTCTGGTTCTCGTCGAGGGTGACGCCGTACCTGCTCAAGGCGCCGACGTTGCCGGTCATGACCTTGCCTACCAGGTTTGACAGCTGTACGCCGTCCTCGGTCGTGGCATTGTAGCCCTTCGTGTTGGCGATGAGGTCAGCAAGAGCTGGCGTGAGGGTCTTGACGCTTTGGGAGGAGAGCATGAAAGTACCGAGCTGGGCCTGTGACGCTTTCAGCGTCCCTGCGCTGATGATGCCCGTCCTGCCGAGCTCCTTGTTGTAAGCGAGTAACGCCTGGGTTTGGTCCTGCGCCCAGTGGTTGTTGCTTGCGATTTGCTGGAATTTGGCTGTCGTGCCGCTGATTTCGTTGTAGGCGTCTATAGCGGTGCGCCCGTAGTTGACAATCCCCCTCGCACCGAAAGCCAGGAGAGACCCAATGGCGACCGTGCTGGCCTTGACGTGGCCGACCACTCCCTGATAAGCCGCCCCCAGTCCATTAACGGTGGCACCGGCCTTATCGAGCCTTTGTGCGTTCAATCCCTGGATCGCGGACCTGATGCGGGTCACCGCCGACTCGAACGGGCCGACCTTGGGTGCTTCGATGGTGGCCTGTTTGACGTCAGCGACAGCCTTTTTGGCGTCCTTCAGCCGTTTCTCGGCTGCTGTCAGGGAGTCCGAGGTGGACTCTTCTTTGCGTTTGGCGCTGGCAAGCCGTTCCGACGCGCTGACGGCCTGTACGCTTCCCTCTCCGCTCTTCTTCACGGCTTCGGCGTACTGGGCTTCGGCGACACGCACCTTGCCTGCCGCATCTTGCTGCTTGAGCCGCGCCGCGCTCATGGCTCTAGCGGCCGAGGCCACCTCGGATTCGAGTTTCCTCAAACCCGGGGTGGCCATGTCCTTGGAGGCGCCCGTGAAGGCGTTTTTCATGTCCCTGCCCAGACTGGAGCCAGTCTTCGACCCTACCCCGTTGAAGGCCTTGCCGAAGATGCCGGAGCCCTCATGTCCGGCTGCCTGCATCTCCTTGGAAACGGCCGCTCTGAAGCCCGTCATCACGGGGAAGATGCTGACGTGCCCTGATCCTACTTCCGACCCTCCGGCCATGTGGTCCTCCTAGTACAGGTCCGCGAACAGCGGGTTGACTTTGTTCACTGCCTCCGCGCTCCGATCATCGGGTTCGTGATTCGGCCGGGGGGCTTCTGGTTCCTCTTGCTTGACCGGTGACATGCCAGGGGCTATGGTTTGCAGGATCGCCAGATCCGTCATTGATGCTGGGTATGTGAGTCCAAGAGCCTGCGCCCCTGTCAGGGTTGCCGGGTCGGATTCGATGGATGACAGGAGCGCTATGGCGTCCCCGTATCTCAGTCTCCCGCCGAGGTCTGCTGCGAGGCTCCATCCGCATCGTGCGAAGTCGGCGCTGATGCTGGTACGCTCCCGTTGGACGCGGGCGCAGAAGGCTCGTATTTTCCCATTGACGCCATATGCACCTCCTCGATCACCTGACCGTACTTGTCCCCGATTGCAAGGAGGGATGAGGACATCTCATTGTCGATCTGTTGCTTCTTTCCGGGGTTGGCTTTCTGAAGCATGGCGATGATCTGGTCCAGTGGAGACTTGTCGAGGTCCTTGGACTGTTCGTCAAGCTGTCTTGGGGTGAGGTCGAGCGGCAAAAGATATTGGGTACCCGTGATTGTCCTGATGAAGAGGTTGGGGAACTTGATGATGTATTTGTTCGCAAGCTGGCGTCCGGCCTGGCGTATGTCGCGCTGCCAGTCTTGGTCGGTGTACGACTCGAAGTCGAGGTCCATATCGGCTTCTTGCGCGGTGGTCTTGGTTTCTGCTGCCATGCTTGATTTCTCCTACTTTGTGCGGGTGCCTGCTGAGTGGTATGAAGGGGTTCCCCGTGCCGTCAAGCAGGCGAAACGGCACGGGGAGGTACTGGTGATGCTGATGGGTCAGCTCGTCTTGGGGCCGCTGTTGGGGGTCGGGGTTTGGTTCCCACTGTTCGGCTGCTCCCCATACACGCAGTCGATCCATGCGTTACCGTCGTAGGCTGGGTCGCGCTGCCAGGTGAAGGTGACAGCTTTGCCTTTCACCGTGCCACGCTCGGCCTGGTCAGGCTTGTTCTCGGTGACTTGGACGATGCCGGCGCGTCGGTAGACGGTGCCGTTCTTTCGCGGCTCCTCGTAGTAAGCGCACCACTTACGGTCCGGGGTGAGCGTATCCACATGGTAGACACCGTTCTCGTCCGGCTCCGTCCCGTAGCACAGGAGCCGCGTGTTAGGGTTGTCCTCGGCGAGTGAGACGGCTGTGGTCAGGTCCGGGCTCTTGGACAGCGAGTAGCCCTCCTGGAAGAACTCAGTAGCATCTCCCTTTCCGGACTCGTCGGCCGGCCCGCCATCCTGCTTAATCAGGCCGCCGGTGAAATACGCGGCGGGCAGTTGCACTTTCGCCACCTTGATGCCAATGTCCTCGGGTTTGAGAATGTTCCCCGGCGCGTAGGGGGCGAAGCTTATCGCGCCTCCCTTCGGCACCGGCACTGCATTCAGGTCATTGCCTTGGCTGTCTTTTGCCATGCAATCTCTCCTAACTATGGTGAAGGCCACCGTCTGGTGGCCTCTGGCTTGGTTACTTATCGCCTGTCACTGCTGTTCGCCGGTGACGGAGTATTCGATGGTCATGTAGCGTCTTGCCACATCTTGATCGTCCTGCACCGCATATGGGCCGTTGCATCCTTCGTCAAGGACCGCTGCTATCGGCGACCCGGGAGCGTCCGTGACGGCGTCATCGGTCAGATGGGCGTACACGAGACGTGCCAGATCATTGGCAGGCTTGTCATATGATTTCGACCCAGCCAGGACGCTCACCCCCACGGACCGGTCCCATGTGACCAGGCTGGTCCTGGTGCCGGAGTCGTCGCGTATGACTACGAGGGGTTTGTCCAGCGGAGCGTGCAGTTCCTGCGGTTCTTTGTTCCTTACACTGATATTAGGGATGCGCTCGCGAAGCCATCCCGTGAGGAAATCTTCGATATCCGGCGGCAGGTAGATGCTCATTTGGCCTTCTTCAGCGCGCGGGCGAGATTCCCCGTCTTGGATTCGACCAGGAGCGTCTTAGGGTCGCTGCCCACGACCATGTAGGTGTCGCGTGAGGCGTGTGCCACCTTCTCGATGTGTAGTCCCTCCTTGTACTGGCCCGGATGTCTTCCCGGCTTCTTGTAGACAGGGTTGGACGGGTCTCCCACTGGCGCTGAGGCTTTAGCTGCGTCAAGGGCCTTCTGCGCTTTCTGCCTGCACATCTCCTCGGCGCCGGCGGAACGCATGATGCTCTTGAAGAAATCCTCGTTGAAGTGCATAGTGACGTTGTCTTTGCTCATCCTATGACCTCCTGCAGGTCGCATACGAGTGTCGGTTGCCACCCGGTGAAGGGGTTCCGGTCGGCATGCGGGTAGCCCTGCACATCCCATATTCTGCCGTCCTCGGCTTTGATACGGTCACCGCGTTGCACGTCGGAGTCCGGGTCGTCCAGGATCAGCTCTGCCGTGGAGATTGCCTCGTCCCTGACTGGGTCCGGCTGTTCGATGCTTGCTTTTGATGCCAGGGTCCCGTAGACGGCCCTGGTGTCCGCCTGGCCCCATCCACCGGACACCAGGTGGTCAGGGTCGTAGGGGTCGGGGACGGTTCCGCGTCTCAGCCTGGTGTAGGCCTGCCGGTGGCCCATCCCGTCCGGACCGCCTCCTGTATAGTCTGCCGCGGTTCCCATCATGCCGTCCATTTCAGCCTGTAGGGTTCCAGCGCGTCTTTCTCGATTTGCAGGAGCGGAGTGCTCAAGGGCGCCCCGCCTGCCGTCAGGTAGGACACGGACGAGCCGTTGACGCTTTGGCTGGCCACCACCCCTGGCCCTGTGGCCGCCCGGTTAGCGAGTTTGAGGATAATTGACACCACGTCGGGCACCTCATCCACTTCATACCCGCTGCTCATCGTCACGATGACGGAGCGGAAACGGTCGGGGAAGCTCCCGGAGCGAAGACTGACCATGCCAGTTTGGCTCCAGTCCACTTCACCGGTCACATCACGGCCGTCCACGGTGATGCGGGACAGGCCGGTGACGTGCAGGGAGGGGAGCATGAGCGTGCGGCCGCCTTCGGCGTCCAGGGTGAGGGTCTGCTCCACGTTAGGGGCTATATGCCACCCGCAGTACGAGCGGACCGAGGCCTGGGCTGCTTTCAGCCACAGATTGGGCCCTACCTCGGAATCAGGGCTGACGATGTCGCCTATTCCAGGCTGCCGTGCGTCCATGCTCCACCTCGCTTCCCGACTACTTGGACCGGGCGGCCTTGCCGAGGGTCACCTTGACGAAGGCCTTGGGGTACTTGACTTGCAAGCCCACCCTCTCCTTGAGGCGAATGGCTTGTTTGTCGTTGATGAAGAAGTCCGCGTGTGAATCAGTGGACTTGATGTCGATGCCACCTTTGCGCAGCACCTTGCCGCCGGCTTTGAAAGCGCCGACGATGGCGGTTCCTGGGGTCACAGCCTCGGTGACCACGGTGCGCAAGCCCCAGATGGGCGGGTCCTGCATGACGCCGCCGTTACCGTACTGGCCGGTGAAGTAACCGCCGCCGAAGTACTGTCCGTTACTGTCCTTGGACAGGCGAATGGCCTCATAGTCGGTAGGGTTGATGACGATGCCGTCCGGGTTGAACCCGGTGTCATGACTGATCAGCCTACGGCATGCGAACAGTCTGTCTGCATCGGAGTCGTCCCCCTGCCCCAGGGTCTGGATGCCGCGCATGAGCAGACCTTTGAGGTTCGGGTCATTGCCGTCGCCGTTGAGTAGCTGGTTCTCCTCCTCCAATCCGAGGGAGTATTGGGCGGCGTCGGTAATCTCGCCCTGCAGCCATGGCAGGTCCTCCACCATGTCGTCGGATACGCCGAACCAGACAGCAATCTCTCCAAGGGAGTCCGTCTGCCAGGTGGGGTCGGGGAAGTGGGCCTGCGCTTTGGTCCCGCCCTCCTTGACGGTCTTCGCCCCGCCTTCAAGCTCCCCGTACACCGGATACTTGAGGGCGGACCCTGAAAGGGCGCCCTGCGCGAACAGGTCGGCCACCACGAGGGGCCTGCGGTAAGGGCTGACGCCCTCCTGGTCCACTTGCGTGACGAAAGGCCCGAACGCACCGTCGGAGCCTCCGACCATTTGCGTGTCAGTAGGTGCCTTGAAGGACACCTCCATGCCGGCTTTGAACGCCTGCCGGGCTTTTATGCCCTTAGCCTGCAAGTTCTTAATAAAGAACTCTCCAGGCGTGCGCGACTTAGCCGCAGAGCCACCGTCGTTGCCTGTTGGCGCCGGGTCGGACGATGACAGCCCGTCGATGCTGTGCAGGAGCTGCGCGCTTTCGTCAGCTTTCTTGATTTGGTGGTCCAGGTCGGACACCTTTTCGAGGAGGTCCTTGACGGCTTTGGTGCCGTCCTCGTCGAGGGCATCCCCGGTTTTGAGCTGCTGCTGGTAGGCTTTCAGCTTTTCGATGGCTTCGGCCCGCTTTTCCTTGAGTGTGGCCATGTCAGGCTACCTCGCTTCCTTCGCCCGTCAGGGCGATGTCGATGGCAAGCTTGAGCGCTTGGCTGTCCGCATCCGGCTTCCGTTCCTCGGCCTTGGCCCTGTGGGGCTCCTCGGTCTTGACCTGGCCAGCGTCCGCTTTCGCGTCTTCGCTTTGGTTGTTACTGTCCTGGTCAGGAGCGGCCTGAGCCAGGAAATCCTTGATTTTGGTCGCGGACTTGTTCAGCGAGTCGGCGACCTCCTGCAGCATCGAGGCGTTCTTGGCGCTAAGCACACGCCCCGCTTTCATCCCTGCCGCTTTGATGCCCACGATTGACGTGTCCTGATTGGCTCCCACGGGCACGAAACTGGCTTCGTACACGTCGAGTTTTCGCAGTTCGTTGGCCTCGGTGCCGTCGTCAAGCTCTACCGTCCCCTCGTCGAGCACGTCGAAGGCGAAACTTAACTGAGACAGGCGGCCATCCTTGATGAGCCGGTACACTTGGGCGGCTTTGGGCGAGTCCATGTCGAAGCGGCCTTTGATCCACCAGCCGTGATCGTCCTCCCCCATGTCCTCCACTCCGGCCACGTTGTAGTCGGGGTCGTCCATGCGGTGCCCGTACATGACAGGCAAGGTCTTGCCGGAATCCTTCCACGCTTTGATGGTGTCGGCGAAGGCGCCTTTGGCGACCACATCCCCATAGGCGTCCGGCATCCGGGTAAAGGTGCTGGGGTAGGCTTTGAATTCGCCTTCCCCCAGCGCCTTATCATCACCGGTGGTTTTCACCTGGCAGGTTCGTTCTTTAATCTGCATAATCGCTCTCCTTGAATTCGCTTTCGGCCTCTCTGGTCCTCCCTAGTGCGGTTATGCCTGCCGTGTACAGGTCAAGCCCCGCCTTGACGACCAGGTCGGACTGCAGCTCGTCGCTCCACTTGCGCCAGTCGATGTCCCCCAGACTCTTGCCCGCACCTAGCCTGGACTTCACGGACTTGCGGAGCCTGTCCTTCCACTCGACGATGACTGCCTTGGCGGGGTCCGACTGGTCAGGCGCCCTTGCCGGCTCCCCGCCATCCTGCGGGCTTGCCTGCCCTCCCTGAGTGACGTTCAAGGGCACCACAAGGCTGTCTCCGCCCTCCATTCCGGGAAGGTTCTGCGTAGCCCGGGCCTCGTTGGGGGTGATCCAGGGAGCCCCGACCGATGTGCTTAGGACGCTGGCCTGCTCCTCGAAATCGCCGGAGAGCTTGCTGCGGATGTCGAATTCCACGTAGTTGTCCTCGTCCGTCCCGACCATCGGCGCCAGGAAGGTGTTGATTCGGTCCTCGATCATGCGGATCGTCGGCCCCAGTGTCTCCGAGTAGAGCATCTTGCGGAATTCCCTGGTGTTGGAAAAGTTCGCATTATCAAGCACACCCACCATGACCGGGTTGACGTGGTACACCTGGGCGACGGTCTGCAGGCTGAGCTTGGTCACCTCCACGAACTCGTCCTCGCGGGCTGAGAAACCGACCTTGTTCATGGTGATGCCGTCTTCAAGCAGTGGGGTGGACCCGGCATTGACGCCCTTGTCCTGGAAGGACTTCCAAGATTCCTTGAACCGTTTCCGATCCTCTTCCCCCCATTCGGGGGCGTCCTTCGGCCTGGACAGGTAGACGCCGATGCGTCCTCCGCGCTGCCAGCTTTGCGTCCGATATGACCAAGCCTGGATTTGCTCGTTGATGACATCCTTAAGTGCCTTCACCGGGCTCACCCCGGCTGAAGGATCGTTGGGGTTCCATCCGTGGAAGGCGACCACCGACGCGGCGGGTATGTCCACATGCCCCTGCCCATACCCGGTGCCCACGCGGTAGTATCCGGGTGCGAAGGCGTTTCCCTCGCCTTTGGCCCTTACCCATGATGGCGGGATGGGCTGGATGGTCCACGCGCCGAAACGGTCCACATCACGGTTAGGCTCCTGGGTTACTAGCCAGTAGGCGTTGTCGTAGAGGGCCAGGTCCGAGACCAGCTGTCGGATCAGCTCATACCCTGTCTGTGTGGCGTTCGGCTGCTGGAGCAGGTTGATAAGCACGTCATCCGTCACCCTGGGGCGGTCCGTGTCCGACGTCCTGTGATACTCCTTCAACCCCACCTGGGCCGTGTTGTCGGCGAGGAAGCTGATGACGGTGCGCAGGTGCGGCTGGGTCTTGTACAGCTCGGACTCGCTTTGCCCCTGGATATGGGTAAGAGCGTCCTCCAGGTTGAAGGAGATGGAATACTCCGGTTGGAAGATTGACCTGATCTGGCTCCAGATGGACACTGGTCACCTCCCTCTCGTCAAAGGACCATCAGCCCATGGTCCGCGTACGCTGATGCCGTGTTCTTCCCCTGCTCAGCCTCGAACATCTCAAGGCCGTATAAAGCGTTCGTCTCCGCTATCAGGCCGGAAATGTCAAGCATCGAATTCTTCCGGTCCCAAATATCCACATCACCAAGCTTGCGGGCCACTGCAGCGCTCACAGCCTGGTCGATTGCCGGCTGCGGGAGATGCCGGAGCTTCTCCTCGCGTGTCCGGTCGCGGAATTGCCCGGCCGAGGCGCCAAGCCTAGGGCCTTCGATGCGGTCAACCTGCCATCCAGCGTCGGCAAGAGGGTCTATCAGGTCCGAGGCCCTGCACCCCTTCCCCTGGATGGCGACCTCGCTGGCTCCTGTGACCGTTCTGATCCGGTCCATGAGTTTGGGCACCCACATCATGCCGTCACGCCTGGCGACCACCTCCACATGAGGGAGCCCATCATCACGGTATCCTGCCGCGGCTATCCATGTGGTATCGCCGTCCGGCGTGGTGTCCACCCCCAGGACGATGCGCGACCCGTCCGCTATCGCGGATTTCGAATCAGTGCCCTTCTCCCATTTGGAGGGGTCCAGATAGGTTTCCACGTCTGCGGTCACCCATTGGCACAGCACCTCAGTCCGGTATCCTGCTTCAGTCATCCCCTGCGCCTCCGACGCGACCGAATCCACCGTCAGACCCCCGAAACCGATTGACGGATTCGCTTGCAGGATTCCGTCACGGTCATCCAGGGCGCAGCCATCAGGAGCGGACCATTCGAACAGGCCGATCGTCGCATCCTCCGGGTGCTCGTCGATATGGGCCGACATGGTCTCGCCAGCCGCCAAAGCGGCATCGCATCGCCTGATCTGCTCCATGCCTGCTTCACGCTGCTTCTTCAGCACCACAGCCGTGCCGTCACCCGCATTGCTGATACCCCACAGCTGACCGCTCCAGAAGCTTTTCGTCGTCTGGCTCACCGCGTTCCACGCCGCCCAGGTGGACTGTTCACGTAGCTCATCCATTAATACCCTGGCGGCAGGCTTCCCGCGGGCGCTTTTAGCGGCGCGAATCTCATACACGGCCAGATCTTTCGCCTTGATGTACTCCTTACCGTTCGTATCGGAGACTTTCAAAGTGTTGTCTTGCAAGGCGGGGACAGCGAGCGTGCCCTCCTCCTCAGTGTCAGGCTCTGGGTCACTCCAGAGCTTCACCTGGTTCCAAGGTTCGCGTGCGATATCCAAGTTTTGCGCGGTGCCCACGATTTTGAATTTCACTGGAGGCACCCGTTCCGGGTGACGCTGCGAGTCCACATGGAGCCACCAGTCGGCAAGGACACTGGCCAGCATGGTTTTGCCGTTCTGGCGTGCCACCAGGACAATGACGATGCGATAGCGGTAGCTTCCATCCTCCCTGAGCTCCAGCGCGTGGATGAGCAGCCATTGCTGCCAAGGTCTGAGACTGATATGGAGCACCGTTTCGGCGTAGTCGATGACTTCGTACCCTAGTGAGGTCTTTGGCGTGAGTTCGCGGAGCGGTTTACTCCAGATTCGCGGCTCAGTGGCGCCGAAAACGGCTTTTTCAGCCATTCACGACCTCCTAAGATCGTTGTTCATGCCTTATGACGCTGCCGAAAAGCAGTGAGATCATCCACTGAGACCTTCCTTGGCTTTCTTTCCTCCGCTTTCACCGTTTCTGCGGTCAATCCGAGCGCCTGGAGGTATTTCAGGAAGGTTGGGATGGTCACATTGTCGATTTTTCCGTCCTCGTTTTCGAATCCCGCTTCGCACAGCATGTCGATTCGCCTGGCCAGCACCCTTGCGGCCGACACTAAGGCAGAGTGCTTCGCGGTAAGTTGCCCGGAGCTGTTCTTGATGGATCTTTCCAATGCGTCAGACACGTTCAGGAGCTCAAATTTCGCTGCCATGATGCCCCTCCTCTTATACCGCGCGCGACCCCCTGTACAACGCTCGGGGGGAGGGGAGTATTGGAGCGCGGGAGGTAGGCCGCTCAGGGCGGTTTCCAGCGATTCGAACGCCCCTACCCCCCGTGTCATCTATTACTTGTGTGCATGATTGCTTAGTACCATGTGCGTGAATGCATGCCTAGGGTGAGTTTGGGTGGGTCGGCTCCTCGTAGGATGTTGCAAATGCGGTGGGCGTGGCGGAAGTTGCCTGGGTCGTATTGCAGGCTCGGGTCCACGGAGACCGGCACGTAGTGGTCTAGCTCATGGCTTTCGTCCGTGCTGCCCGGCTTTACGGTGTAGTCGATGGGCAGGTCGCACAGCCAGCATGGCGCGTTCTCTTTCTTCCCCTGCTCGAAGAACCGCTGGCGCGCTTTTTGGAAGGCTCGCGTGCTGACTCTTGCTCTTGTCATGCATGGCCTCCGCTAGTCTGGAATGATGACGCTATGAGGCGTCGGAATGGAGAGAATTATGGGTAAGGGTAGGACGGCCGCTTGTGTGCTCTTGTGTGGCGGTTTGCTTGGTTTGGGCGGATGTGGCACGGTGCATGACGTGAACACCACTAGCACTGGTGAGGGGTCGTGCTCCACCGCCAACGTGGACATATCGAAGGCTGGCCTCAACGAGGGCAAGCTTGCCTTCACATCATCCCAGGCGCCTAACTCCTCCATCAAGGTGGATATCGCTACCGACAAGGGGAAGGCCAGCGTCATCGGGTCGATACCCACGTCCGACAGCGGAGTGAAAGGCGTCGACGCGAGGGGCGAATCCGTCAGCCTAGACGATGCAACGTCCAGTTCCAAGCCTTTACCGTCTGGCGGTGCCGTCATGACCACCAAAGCCAATATCAGCAAACTTGGCCTGGCGGGGTCTCTACAGTCACTCACTTTCACAAGGCTCGACGCGAATACAGGATCACCGACCGGCGAGGGCTGCACCATCCACATCAAGTAAACAGGCCTTCGGTGCGGTCCACTTGCATGCCTTGGCCCGCCATCGTGTCGGCTATGCGCGTGAGCTGGCGCTCGATGCCTTGCAGTTGGTTGGTTTGCGGTGGCTGCATACGGAGGCCGTCCACGCAAGGATGGGTGCCCGCAGGGGAAGAAAGGTTGAAAGACCCTGCGGGCGGGTATGGGTGAGGGCCGATGGCATGGAGCCACCGACCCTCGGGTTTATTTATCGTCGGGCCCCGTGCCGGCTGACGACGACCGGCAGGACTCGAGGCCTTCAGTTTGCGACTATTATTGAGTCCATGTGCCAATATGATCCTGAATGCCCGGTGCATCGTCATCGCCCGGGGACAACGTGCCCGGTGGTGTATCGCAAGCGTATGGCTGTCATCCGTGAGCAGGAGCGGCGTGAGCAGCAGAGGCAGGACAGGATCGCGGTGTTGGTGGCCCTTGTCGTGGTGGTGGTGATGTTTGTGATCGGCTATGTCGTCGCGTCTGTCGTGGCCCCGGATTTTGTGGCACAGGTAAGACAGGCGCTGGGTATCTAATAGCAGAGCGTCGCTGCTTTCGGCCAGTACGCGGAAGGCCGGTGGCGGAGCATGCAATTTGCGGGCTTAATCACAAAGGGCCGGACCTCTCGGCCCGACCCTTACACTAAAAGCAACTGTATTCAAAATAGCGTGTCATTAGGACATTTGCAAGTCAGGAGAGGCGTTTCGGCCCTGGGTGGACGCCTTGCGCGCAGTCCAGCAGCTCGGACAGGTCGCACTCGTACACGCCACGACCCACCTTGCGCGAGCGGCCGAGCCGTCCACGGCGCAGCCAGTTACGCACATCCTGCCCTTTGACTGGCACGCCTGCGTTGGCTTTGACCCATGACGCGATCCTGGCGGGCGTGCCGGTGATGGTCCTGCCCTCGAAACGCCGCCTGCGCGCCTCTGTGAGGGCTTTGACGCTCCATGTGGACCCGCATTCGGGGCAGACCACCGTCGGCTCCCCTGGCGCCCCGCTCAGGGCCGTTTTGCAAGCGGGGTTGAGGCAGTGCCCGTACACGATGCGCTCGCCTGGCGTGGACAGGCGCTCGCTGACCTGGCGTAAGGCGTCGGCCAGGTCACGGTAGTCGCGGCCGCTGTTGGGAGCGTCCCACAACCGCCCTTGACGGTTGGTCAGCTCGCGCAATAGTTTTTGCGCGCGGCCTCCCCACAAGCCGATGTCGCCGGCCACGTCCTGGATCACGTCCTCCACCTGGTCGTACAGGTCGGCGGCGCTCAAATCCATGGGCGTGGGGGCGAACGCGGGGCGCGCTCCCCCGCCCCCGCCGCCGAGCCTGACCTTGCGGTCGGCCACGGCCCTAAGCTCGTACATCCCAGTGCGCAGCCCGCGCAGGATGCGCGCCAAATCATGCCGATGCTCCTCGCACAGGGGGCCGCGCGGACCCCTGATGCACACCGGGCAGGTCATGCATTGACTCATACGCTCTCTTCTCTTGGCTGGTAGTCGCACAATGTGGGGAAATAGTCGTCCTCCCACTGCGCGATGTCGTGGTAATGGGTGGCGCTGGTGCTGATGGCGCTGCGGATGGCGTGGACGCGCAGCCATCGCCGGTCAAGGTGACCTCCGTACGATGCGGCGTAGGCGCCATGCACCGGCAAGTCACGGGCCGCCAGATAGGCGAAGACTTGCTCGGCGCTCCATCGGCCTATGGGGCGGCAGGTTTTTGTGGAGCTGAGCCCGCGGGAACGTATGCTCATGCGTCTCATGGCCGATTCGTCAGCTCGTACTCCGGTGATGTGCGGATCATGGATTTGTTCGCCGAGCATGTCTTGGTGGCGTTCTTTGACATGCCGCATGTAGTCTTCCCATCCTGGCTCCCCTCGCCGGGGGTTCCGTGGAAGGCCGGGCCTTTCGGCGTAGACGCATCCTGGATGCGCGCGGAGGAAGGCGTCGCGCACCTGGAAGCTGGGTTCCGTTTCGTAGCATGTGCCGTCCTCCCGTACCGCTGGCACCCAGATGATGGGTATCGCCGGGTCTGCCATCCATGTAAGGTGGGCGACCACCACCGAGTCCTTGCCCCAGCTGACGTTGGTTATGCAGTCCGGGTGTAGTTCATGGAATTTGCGGATTTCTTGGATTGCTTTGCGTTCCAGGGGTTCCATGAGCGCACCTATGGCTTGGTCGTATCTGCCGTACCCCCGCCAGACTTCGAGGTCGGCGGGGGTCAGGGTGCTCATGCCTTTCAGCATGTGACCGTCCTGTCATCCGACCAGTACGGCGGTCGGAATCGTCCTGTTTGCCCTTGTTGCGGCATTGGTCTGTCCTTCCATGCTTCTGGGTCGCCGGGGGTGATGTCCCATCGTGCCACGTGTCCGCATCCGTCCGCACGGTGGGATCCGATGTGGCTGATCGAGTGGAGCAGGTCTTCCACCTGGTCGGGGTCGGTGGCTTGCAGGTCCCATTCGATGGTGTCGATGATGGATGCCGGTACCGTCAGGTCACGGGCTTTCCATGCGTCCAATCCGTGATGGTTCTTCCTCTCTTTGGTGTAGACGGCCAGTTGCCAGTCCGGTGGCCTGCGTCTCAATTGGAGGCTGGTCCGCGCGAGGATGTGCGGGTGCGCGCGTGACGTCTTCCACCCCCAGGTGCCGCAGGCTTCCCATTGCTCCACTGGCAGCAGGTAGTCTTTGATGCTTCCTCTTGGTGGCGTCGGGTCATGCTCCCGGGCGTGCATGGCCCAGGCCAGGAGCCCATCGAGGGGGAGCGGGTTTCCTTCCACGCCGCAGGCCGCGCTGTCGAGGGTGGCGGCGACGTGCAGTGGCATGCTCATGCGAGAGCCTCCAAAAGGCCGAGGATGTCTGGTTTGTTATCCGAGATTATGCCGCGTAGGTCACCCGCCGCTCCCGCATATGGGGTATCCGCTGTGATAGTCGCGCGCCCGTACCCCGTGCCGGTTTTGGCGGCTAGCATTGTTTTGCCGTCCGGGGCCCACAGATCCAGTGCCGCCTTAAGCATTCGTACATCCATGTCTGTGGCGGCTGCGCTGAGTTCGAGGCTGCCTTCGAGCCGCGCTCCGGGGCTGAGCGTTTGCACGCTGTAGATCATCTGCGTGCTGCCGGCGGCTTCAGCTCCCATGTCCATGAGCGCGGCTATTGGGCTTGTGGCTTGGTCCATCCTGGTTCCGAATTCCTCGCTGCGCCAGTATCCGGCGGGTTTCAAGTCGTCGGTGTCGCGGAGACGGCCCCGGTTTTCCGCGCAGGCGAGGATCGCGTCGCTGGCCCTGAGCGTGCCTTCGATGATGTCGCTTTTACTGGCATACCCGAGCATGGTCAGCCATGGGAGGATGCGTGCGGCTTGCCTGTAGGCCTCAAGGTCGGTTTGCGCGCCTTTCTCAGTGACCGCGCCGCCCGTGAAGAGCAGGTCCGTCTGCCCTTTGGTGAGGCTCCCGGGTTCGACTTGGAGTGTTTTGACGGTCTCCCAGGCCAGGGCGTTGCGGAGCCCGTGGCGGATGGAGTTTGCCGACAGGAAGGGCACTTGGGCGATCCTCCCGTCAGGGGTGTGCACCGTCTGGGTGCGTAGGATGCTGGTGTTGCCTTGTGTGCCTGCGCCATGGTGGAAGGGCGAGGTCAGGGTGAGTCCGTAATTGATGATGGTCATGTCAGTTCTCCTTCTTGGTGGTCTTGGCTTGGCGGCGGCGCATGTCAGCTAGGGCGATGATGTAAACGATGGTGCGGTCGATGTGGTCCTGCCATGCTGCGTAGTCCGCGTCTATCAGCTCGCATGCGGACAACACCGCTGGGCTTTGCGACACGGTGATCTGTGGTATCTGCAATTTCCGGCATGCGGTGGTCAGCATCTGGTGTGATTCCGACGATCCGGCTGCCGCGGTCTGTATTGCGGTTGCCGCGCGTCCGCCGCTCCAAAAGTCGATGCGGCTTGGGCCGTCGTCGGTAAGGCTGTCGCGCAGGGCGAAGATGAGGTTGATGGTCGCTTCGTCCATCTGGTCTTCGGTTGGGGTTGTCTGCTGTTTTGTCATGAGTGGTTTCCTTCCATGATTGGTTTGGTTATGGCCCATAGGGCCAGGTCTAGGATCGGGCTTCCTTTCCATGGGTTGATATCGGAGTTAAGCCGTTTCCAGGCTTTGGCCTGTTCCATGCCCTCGAAGCGTGGTGGCTGGCCGGCCTGCACCATTTCGGCGCTGGCTCCCATCCTCCGTAATTCGAGCGCGGGCCGGTAGGCTGCGGAGAAGGCTTCCTGCGTGTAAGGCACGTCCGCCGTCTCCATGCGGATCATGCCTGTGGGCCCATGGTTGAGCCCCGTGTATGGCATGACGTGTTTCTGACCGCTGACGGCGATGCTGACCGCCCATTCGCTCTCAGGTGGGTTGAGGAGCAGACCGAGGATTGGTGACGTATCGTGCCTTGATGTCAGGCAGATTCCGTCATGCTGTCCAATCCAAGCTGCCGCTTTCTCCTGGCTGTCTGGCAGTGTGACGCCGGGTGCCGCCGCGACGCTCCACATGCGGATGGTGCGCACCCCCCGGCCTGAGCAGGCCCACAGGCAGCAGTCGCACACTCGTCCTGATTCGGGGCTGGCGTACAGCGACCGATCGGTGAAATTCGATCCAAGCGCTTTGCTTGCGTCCGCTGTGACCGCCTGTCGCGTACCGCACACCTTGCACACCGATTCCGACTCGGACAGCAGTTTTGCCGCCGCCCCTTCGGGTTGCGGGCTTCCCAGCAGCCCCCATATCATCCTTACTGCTTTCATGACGACCTCCTCGCCAGCACAAGGCCGGCCCCGAATCGTTTGCCCCTGCCTACCCCCGTCATCAGCGTGTTCGCGAACTCGTCGGGGTCCTTTACGGTGGCGAACCCGTGGAACGCGGCGCGGGAGATGGTGAGCGGCTGTTCACCGTGCCGTCCCTTCGCGGGGGACATTTCCTGCACCGCATCGATGTCAGCCTTGCAGCCTTTCAAGTGCCGGCACAGCCAAGCTGGCATATCATCCGCGCCGAGTGGCGCCCTTCGCCGGTGCGCCTTACAACGTGTCGCGTTGATGACGCCGGATATCTCCACACGTGCGCGCGAATCGAAAAACAGGCTTGCTTTGGCCTGCCGTATGCTTGCCGCCTCACGGCGGAAGGTCTCTGCATGCAGTGGGCGGCGGGTCTGCACCAGCAAGACCGCAGGCCGGGGTGAGCACCAGAGCGACGCGGGGTCACCGGTGGACGCGGTGATTATCCGATGCACTAGCGCTGAATCAAACGGGATTGCTCTGCCATTTCGGTTGAATATGATTTCCGTATGCCACACGCAGTTTGTCTCATTCACTGTTTGCCTCCTCCGGTCCTGGCTCCATGCCGGTGCCGTCCGGCGTGTGCATCTTTACAATCCGGTCGCTCATGCGTCCTCCTTGTAGTCCCGGCAGATCGCGATGTACCAGCCGCACACAGTGATTATGCGGAATTTGGGGGCCCTGAACAGCGCCTTGGCCAGATTCTCGCAATGCTTGGCGCGTTCTTCGGCTTCTTCCGCATAGTGCATCTCCGGCCGGCGGGAGGTGCGGATCATCCGATACTTGTAGATGCGGCTATTGAGCCAGTCGAAGGCCAGCCGGGCGGCCTGGACGACCAACCCCACCACGACAGCGGCGACCACCACCACGCCGCATGCCACCAGGCCCAACACAAACTCGTTACTCATGCGTCCTCCTCTTTGGTCGCGTCCATGAGCCACTGGCCCAGGCGTCGGGCCATGCGACGGGTGATGGTGATGTCGCGCTCGGCCTCGGCCATGCTCAGGCTCACCTTGCCAGCCGTCGCCTCGATGCTGAATGGCGGGTAGTCCCAGCCGCCGTCGGCGTCACCCGGGTAGTCGATGACGGCGCGCTTGGACCCGTCGTCTTCCACCCATCCATTGAGCTTCCAACCGCCGTCCGTCATGGGCAGCGCGGCATCCGGATGCAGGTCGCTTAGACGCAAGTGCGCGTGTGCGCGCTCAGCCATCGCTTTACTCATTGCTCACCCCTTGCGCGGCCGCGTATACGCCATCGTTTGGCCCTTGCCAGCCGAGGAACCCTCGTAACGCTGTTTCCGCGGCTTGCCGGTAGGCGTCCTTAGCGACCGGGGCTTCGCCCGCCCATGAGTCGTTGCAGAGCGCCTGCCCGCTGTCACGCAGGCTCTCATAGATTGTTTGCGCGGCCTCGTCGATGTTGTCCACGGTGAGGGCGCAGTCGGATTCCGCTTGCTTGTATCCCAGGTGGAAGCCGACTAGCAGCGTCTCGTCCTCGCCGTCCAGGACGCCGGTTTCCTCCGTGAGATAGGCCTTGTAGGCCTGGGCGCTCTTGTTGATGTCTAGCATCACTCCTCCTTGCCTTGTCCGATGATCCGGTTGATGTCCATGTCGCCGACTCTGCGGCCGATGAAGTGCCCGGTTGGCTTGCGCCTGGGTTTGGGTTGGGCGGGCTCGATGCGTAGCCGTTTGGCCTCCTGGGCGGCGCGCTCGTGCGCCTGGCCTACGCTCAACCCGTGCTGAACGCCTTTGATGAGCCGCCGCCGGTAGGCGGTGTAGTGGTCGGAGTCGATGCCCGCCTGGTCCATGAGCCGACCGATCTGCGCGTCCTCAGGGATGCGGGCCTTGCGCACCGCTTTGATGCCCGCGTTCACATCGCCCGAGCCCATCCACCGGCCCGTCTGATTGTTGGCGTAGTAGCGTCTGACCGCTTCCATCGCGTCCCGCATGGTCGCATCCGGGATCAGCTCCTCGTGGAAAGTCCTGGCTTCCAGGTCGGTGATGGCGGCGTTGCCGTGGTGGGCGCGGATCTTGGCGAGCACGAGCGTGCTGTCCGCTATGCTCAGGCTCATGAGCCGATCTCCTTTCGTTGGGGTGGTTTGTTTTGTGCTTGTTCTTCGGCCATGTAGCGGGCCACGAGGGCCGCGTTCGCGTCCTGGTTGGCTTGCGTACGAGCCCTCCCGAGGCTGCTGCTTTGCGCGCGCAGCCGGAGTTGGTCGTATTTGGCGCGGAATTTGGGCATGGAGAGGATGTTGCTTTTCCAGAAGCTGTCCTGCTGGCACCAGTCGATGAGGCGGGCGGCTTCTTGGGGGTCCCGTCCGTCCGTATCGATCATGAGGCGGGCCGCGTCCAGCCAGCGTTGGGTGATGTCGGGGCGTTTGGACCCGTTGCGCACGATCCAGTCTTGCAGGCGTTCGCAGAGGGCCACGATTTCCGGTCTTGATTCGCGGACTATATTTATATCTTTAGATATAAATAGGGGTACGGGTACGGGGTTCGTTTTTGCTTCATGTTTTGCTTCCGCATTTGCTTCATGTTTTGCTTCCGCATTTGCTGAAGCGTTTGCTTCCTGTTTGCTTCTCCTGACCTTGCCGGACTTGATGCCACCAAGCTTCCCAGCCTCGGAACGGAGCTCTTTCTGGGCTTTAACTTTCTCCCGTGGAGGGTTGTACTTGAGGAAATCGTGGATCTGCCAGTAGTCGCCGTGGTCCTCCCACAGTCCGACGTCGACGAGCGTCTGCGCGTCCTCTTCGGTCGCGTCGGGGTGCAAAGTGCGAAGCACCCGCTTAAGCACTCGCCCATCAGTTTGCGAAGCAGAAGCCCAAGCACCTGCTTCGACCCAGAGGCCAACCGCGCTCAACGAAGCCTGGACCATCTTCTCGTTGCGCGTAAGATTGTCATCAACCTTAAACCAAGTCATCTCCGTCACCTCCTTTCATACATGCCGCTCATCGTCCGCGCTCGATCCACGGGCGTAATTGCTCGACCCTCGTAAGGGCCTGCCGGAGCATCCAGTCGGTCTCCGGGCACGGGCAGGAGCGTGCTGCCCCTTCGGCCCGCTCAAGCTCCTGCCGGGCCGCGTCCCACACCGGGCCAAGCCGCTCATGCGCGCTCATGACTCCTCCTCTTGCGCTCCTGCGAGGCGGGCGAGGGTGTCCAGGTCCATGAGCACGTACTGGTCCCCCATCTGCTTGCCGCCCTTGCCGGGACGGTGGAACACGACCATGCCGTAATCCGCGCCGGCGTTGAACGCCTCCTTCTTGGCCTGGTCCAGCCAAGTGGCGAGCTTGAACCGTGTCCAGTCCTTGCACTCCAGCACCAGGCTCTTGCCGCCGATGTAGAGGCCTTTGATGTCACCCTCATCGGCGTTGCCGTGCAGGGCCTCCCGGTGGATCATGCCCTCCGGGTCCCCGATACGGCCGCGCACATAGCCCAGCACCTGGGTCTCGAACGCCGTGCCCTTCCGCTTCTGCCGGCTCATGACTCCTCCCATGCGGGCCAGTCGCAGCCCATGCAATGACCTGACGCGCTTACAGCCCCACCGCACAGTGGGCACGTATGGTCAGGCTCGGGAGGCGTCTCCGGCCCATCCCACGCCGCCTCGAACGGCCTCGAATCCCATCTCATGGCCTCGCTCCTTCCGTTAATTGGCCCATGCTTACGCCGAACACCGGCGACTCGACATGCGGCCCGTACCTGTCTTCCTCGCCAACCCAATCCCGCAGATGGAAGTAATCCAGAACCGCGCGCGTGTACGGCATTACGTTCACCGAGGAGAACGCGAGGAAATCGTTCTTGTCGTTCTGGAGGAAGAACACGCCCTTGGTGACGCCGGTCAGGGTGTCCCCGTGTATCAGCACGGCGTTCATGCCGCGCAACGCCATGTTGAACACCAAAAAAGGGAACGCGCGGTCGGATATCTCCTGCCCCACGTACAGCCAGTCCTGCGGCCTGTACAGGAACGGATCGGTTTGCAGGCAGTGCGACCACCATCTGCTGATCAGCAGCCCACCGGTGCCCGCGGTCGGATCGTACGAGATGACGCCACGATGCGGGTCGTTGGAAGCCGAATCCGTCAAGTCCGACAAGAGGTCGCACACCTCGTCCGGCGTGAAGTCCTGCTTGTGTTTTCGCCGGTCCGCCTGCTCCTCCTCGAAATACGAGTGGAACCAGTCATGCGTGACATCCGTGTCCACATCCAGCATTTGCCGGAACACGCGCTCACGGTCGTCTTTGTCCAGTACGATCTCCATGACGCGCCCTGGGGCCTTGAACGGCTCGTCAATCCCGAGGACGCGGTTGATGGCGTCGGAATCGAGCTTAGAATTCGGGCTCACCGTTGCCACCCCCGAAGTCCTGCGCGCCCCACGGGTCGGACGTGGCAGGTTGCTGCTGTGATCGCGTCGCGCCCTGCCCGCCGCCCCAGGAGCCGGCCTGGCCCTGCTGCTGCCGGGGCTCGGAGTGGATGATGCCCACATGCCTGGCCGACACCTCCAGCGCCTGCCGGGCCTGCCCCTGCTTGTCCGTGTACTCGCGCACCTTAAGCCCCCCGTTGACCAGGAGCTTGGTGCCCTTATGGATGTACTTGGCCTGGTCCAAGGCCTGCTTTCCGTTCAACCGCACCCGGTACCAGGCGGTGCCCTGTTCCACCCAATTGTGCGACTGGTCCATGTAGCCCTGGTTCACGGCCACGCTCACCGTGGTCACGCTCCCGCCTTGGAAGGTCCGGGTCTCGGGATCGCCGCCAGCGTTCCCGGTCAATTCAATCGCCGTGCTCATGTTCAGATTCCTCTCTTCAACGCGTCCTTCAATTGTTTTGGTTGTGCCCAGTCTCGGCAGGGGTAGCGTTTGTCGATCGCGTGCGCGCACCGGTCGTCGCCTATGTCGGGCCTATGGCAGTGCTCGCATCTCCGCACCGCCCCATGCAACAGCCCACTGTCAGGGGTCACGCCGCCGCCTCCCCCATTCCGAGCGCCTTGCGCGTGCGCGACACCACCAGCTCAGGCGCGGACAGGAGGGCCTCCGCCGCCGCTTGCGACAGCGTGCCGGTCGACCCGGTCTCCTCCCCCGTCAACGCCGTCAACGCGCGCGCCGCCTGCGCCCTCGTGGAGACGCCGCCCTCCTTGAGCAGGCGATTGATCTCGGCGCGCTGCTCCTTGGACGCCATCAGCTCGGCCTCCGCCGCCGGCTCCCCGTCCCGCCCCTGGTCCGTGGGCTCCTCGACGCGCGCTTGCACGTCCGCGTCCCCTTGGTCCAGGTCATCCATCTCATCAGGCGTGTACGCCACACCGTACAAGGCTTCGGGGCAGGCCTCGCGGGCCACCGCGCTGATGGCCCGCCAGGTCAGCATCGTCATGGGCTGCTTACGGTAATTGTCGTTACCAGCCAAGCCCATCCGCTCGGCCCACGCCTTATCACGGGTCACGCTGATCGGATAGTCCGGGTCATCGGCGCGCACCACCGTGGCCGTCACGCTCACCGCCGCCTCATCCTTAGCGATGCGCAGCTTATGGCCAGCGCGCCGCACCTGGGCGGCGATCAGCTCCGCGCCCATCGTCGGCTTGCCCTTGATCACGTTGATCCGGTACAGGCTCTCAGCCGGGCTCAAGCCCATCGACTGGCCGAAACCGACCGCGACCAGGATGTTGGCCGGCTTGCCCTTATACGCGGCCGGGATGATGTCGCTGCTCTCCGCCAGCTTGGCCCACTGCATCTGATCGCGCAGCGCGCCGCCCGCCTCGGTCAGATCGCGTCCCATGCGTCCTCCTCATCATCCTCGTCCTCGCTGTCGCCGGCCTCCAAGCCCAGCACCTGCCGCGCCTGCCCGACCAGCTCCTGATCGGCGTAGATGTCATCCCAGGACTTGACCTTGCTGACCGCCACCGTGTCCGCCGTGCCCCTGGACAATTCCACGCCATCAGGAGTCTCGCCTCCGAACTGGCGTATCAGATGCTCGATCGCGTCATGCTTGGTGACCACATCCACCGGCATGAGCGTCTCCTCCACGCCGCTAGTCTCGCCATGCTCGTCCAACCACTCGGCGTACGCTCGCGGGTCCTTCACCCGCCACTTGGGCTCAGCGCCCCGCTTGGCCGTCACCACGCCCGTATGCGTCGTGTAATGCTCCCTCGGGTCCATCACGTCAGCCATGTATCCTTTGAGCGCGTCCACCCGCTCCGTGAGCACCCGCTGCATCGCCGTCGCCAGCGTGATCTGCTCAGCCGCCTCATACGGCGTCAGATCCCCATCCGCTATCTGATCCTGGATGCTCTTTTGCATCACTTATCCTCCTTAACGTCTCCATCGGCACTTATCTTGTCCGGCCCGTCCTCGAAGTGCACCGGCTCGAACGGGGCATATTGCGTGATTTCGCACAGATCGAGCGGGCTCGGGTCGGCAATGGGCTCCCCTCGATGCTGGACGAGCGCCGCCCGCCCCCACTCACTGACGACCCACACGTCACCTTCCCGGTCCCGGTAGTAGCCAGACTCCGTGGGCGGCTTGCGCAGGGACACGGATGCCACGCAATCGGCAAGACGCCATGCTTTGCTCGTGTCGTCGCGCTCCAGGATCGCCCGGTGGTCGCAGTCCGGGCCCAAGGTGATTAATGTAGGGGAGGTCAGCATCAGGTCCGTTACCCCAAAGCCGTTGCAAAATTTAACGTGCACATGCTTGCCCTCCAGCTGTTCAGCCGCCAGGCCCTCATACCATTCACTCAATTCGATTCCTTTCAATGCTTGTTGCTTATCCAGCTGACCCAGACGGCCAGTCCCAGCAGGAGGGCCGCGAGCGCTTGCTGCATCACTCCGCCCGCTCCACCCGCGCCCAAGCCCGCCAAGCCGCCGGCAGGCAGGCGAGGAGGACGGCTGTGTGCAGGATTGAGATGACGCCGTGCGCCAAGCCAGCCAGCAGCCATAGGATCGCCCACACGCTCAGCACGGCCGCGAGGGCCGCCGCGAGCGCATGCCACCAGTCACGCGCGGTCATGATTGCTTCTTCCCGTAGTTCAGGGATTGGGCGATCTCTTCAAGGTCGCCGGGGCGCCAATAGTAGGAATTTCCTATAAAGATTCCGTGGTCGCGCGCTAGTTTCATGAATGTGTCTTCGGGCATTCCCGCGAACAGTTGCCGTGCCTGGTTTTTATCGAGTAGTAATGGTTTCAGTTCACTCATGCCGTCACCTCCATGTTTGCGGTCATCCATATGAGCGCCGCGTAGATCAGTACCGCCACGGCCGCGGTGCCTGGCGTGACCGGCTGCTGCTCCCTCCCGATTCGGAGCACGGAGTTCACCATGCCCATGAGGAACAGGCCTATTAGCACCCATTGCTGCCAGGTCACGCCGCCACCTCCACTGCGTTCGAGCGGGCGGTGTTGAGGCGTTCCTCGCTTATCCGCCGCGCTATCAGACCTAATCCCTTCGCGGTCACCCGCAGTTGCGGGTGGAAGGCGAAGCTCGTGCCATCACGGTGCGTGCCCGTGGTCTTGTAGGCGCGCATCTCCAAATGCCCGGCATTGACGCGCTCCTGGTTAGCGACCCAATGCCCATCCCGCATGTAGGCCCATGCGTGCGAGCCGAGCCACGAGTACAGGTCCTTGACCCGCACCACGCCGCCGGCTTCGCTCAAGAGCTTGGCGGCCTCGGCCACCGAGTACGAGCCCTCGGCCGAGGTCAGCAGGTCCAAAGCGTCGGCCTTGGGAGCCAGCTCGGCGATACGCCCCTCCTGCTCCTCGATCGTCTTCTGCGCGATCAGCACCGCGCGGGCCATCGTCTCCTCAGGCGACTCAGCCTTCGGTATGTAGCCGCCAGTACGCCGGATCTGCGGGAGCACCTCATGCGTGACCCAACGCTGGAACCGTTTAGCCTCTGGCTTATCGCTACGCAAGATGATCTTGTACAGGCCAGATTCATTGACGATCCAGGCCTCGCCCTGACGACCTAGATTGAATCTAGACCGTTCATCCTCGTCCAGACGCTTAGCCAGGTCAGAAGCATTCTGCACTTCCAAAGCCTTGGCCACGTCCGAAAGCACCCACCAAGTGAGCCCGGTCTCGAACGTCAGCGTCCTAACCGAGTGCCCCTCGAAAACGAAAGGCCGTGGTGTTACTGTTGTAGATGACATTGGATTCACCTTTCTTTGTCACCGCCGCAGTGGCAGCTGCGGCATTTACTTACTTATGAGAAAACTGTGTATAGGATTTGCGATGGGCCCCTTACCCGAAGCGACTATGCCGAAGACATCAATCCCGCTTTACATCATGAGCCGTCCCGGTCCGAGCACAGCTCCACGATGATGGCCATCAACGTCCAAGCGACCATCATCGCCCCACTGACCCACTCCGGGTGCCACACCGTCACCAGCAACGCCACCAGCCACATGACCTGATGTTGCAAAGCATCCAACAACCGCATCAACGCAAACCCCCCATTCCTCAGCCCTCGTTTTTCCTGACCAGTTCCCATATGTCGCGCACGTCATCGGCTAGGTCCTTGGTGTTAGACCGCAATAGACCGTTGCTCAGCTCCCGTACCTCCCGCTGGTCCGAATTCTTCAAGGCCGACCACAAGCCAGTGAGCTGCGTATCCGCCCGCTCAAGCGAACGCAAAGTCCTACGCACCTGGAATCCGATAAGCCGAACACCCATACCCATCACCCCTAAGCCGTCAAACGCTGAGAAGAAGCAACTGGCACATCAGGCACTTCTCTGACCGTTGCAACTTCACCCGGCGTAAAACCGAACGCGCTGTACAATCCGACAATCAGCACCGGGGATGCCACCCCAGTGCGTTTAGCTTTGCTCAGCGCGCTTTCGCTGACTCCTAACGCACCAGCAAATGCACTCTCGGTTTTCAGACCACTCATGCGTTTCGCTCTTTCAAGAAAACCGTCCCTGAAAACCATCTGGTAGCTCAAAACCCCACCTCCTCGTATTCATAATGAAGATTTGTTTTTCGTGTTGAATATCAATATATCATCATGAAAATGTAAGTGTCAATACGAAAACACGCCCGCGTGTCTTGACATGAAGAGCAGTTTATTTCATAATGAAAAGCATGAACAAAGACGAATGGCTAGCCAAAGCAATGGGCGACGATAGTGTCAACGAGATGGCAACCAAAGCTGGTATTTCCTCGGCGACGGCATGGAGGCAGTACAACAACGCACTTGGCTTCTCCGCTGAAAACGTCATCCTCATCGCTCGCGCGTACCACAAGAACCCCATATCCGCTCTTGTTGCGTTCGGATACCTGCGACCCGACGAACCCGCCAGTGCCGGTACAGAACAGGCCTTGCGGGACGCCAGCGATGACGAACTTATGGACGAAATGGCACGGCGCCTCGCCAACGGTGCGGCCGCGAGGAACCAACGATGGGGGTCTCCCATCACTTTCAGCCCCGAAGACCTGGGCATCGCGGCCAACATGAACCCGGACAAAGACTCCGAAGCGAACACACCAGACGATTAAGCAAGCCCAAGAGGAAGGGGATCGATGCCCAAGATCGAGGATCTGTTTGCGCAGGCTGACCAGATGGGACTCAGCGTCCAGGAAGTCTACCTGCCCACAGGTTGCCAAGGCATCTATAACGACAAAACGAAGATGATTTGCCTAGACCCGCGCATGAATCAGCGGCAGCAGTTGTGCACTCTGCAGCATGAACTCATCCACGCCGAGCACGGCGACCAGGGATGCGGCCAGTCGACTTTGATGCGCAAGGCCGAATGCAGGACGAGAAGGGAAACTGCCCGCCGTCTGGTAACAACACTTGAGTACAAAATCGCGGAAACGGAATATGAGGGGCAGCCCTGGAGAATGGCTTGCGAGCTTGGAGTGACCGTGCAGGTCCTCAAGGATTATCAACGGTTCCTTGATGAATGCGCGATGGCCGCGCCCCTGCGAAACCGTTGGTGCGATGACCTCTACGCCTGCTAACGGTCAACGACGACGCGGCGGCGGAGGAGGCGGGCCCACCGGGGTCGGCGCATCCCGCCGCGGGGCCGGCCGGCGCTCGATGAACGGCTCCAGGAAGATTTCATCATGCTTGGGCGGCAATTCCACCCGCATATGATAGACGCCAGTGTTGTTGTCCTGCCGGATATGGGCCTGGGTCACCCCGCCCTCCTCAGGCACCTGGAAATAATGGCGCGAGGTCTGCAAGGGCGTCAGATAACCAGCCGACTCGCCATCCAACCACACCTCGATCGTCGGCCACCCCTCATACCGCCCGTCACGGATGTGCTCGCGCGTGACCAACACCCACATCCAAGCGCCCTTGCCATACCGGGCGAACTGCCCCTGATGCTCCCCGCGCTTCGCCACATCCACGCCCGCGCACTCCTCGACATCAGCGATCAGGCAGCCATCCGGCCGCGCGTTGCACGGCTCGCACCCGAACGCGGCACGGTAGCTGCGCCGGAACCGCGCCTCCTGCTCCTCGACGCTCTCCTCATGGTCAGGCCGCGGCTCCACCCGGTACCCCAACCGGCCCGGACGCCCGCCAGGGCCAGCCTCACCGTCAGGCGTCCGCCCCGACGCGTCATGCCTGCCCTTGGAGCCCTTGCCCTTCATCCTGACGGCACGCACCAGGCTGTAAGCGCCCAACCCCAGCAGCCCGACGATAATGCCCGCGACCGGACTCGCTATCACCAGGCACGCGAGTAAGAGCCCTACGACAATGTATCCAACCTTCTTCACAACCGCATCATACCAAGGCCCAGCCAAACGAACCGTCCACCCCTACCGGCGCGACTGGAGCGAGGACCCGATCGTAGGGGCATGACGCTATACACCCTGACTGATAGGCTGCTGTTGTCACGGGCGACAGTGGAGGTAAAGGGATGCGAAAGAAATACAGAGCGGCGCTGGTGTGTGCGGTCATCGTCGCCTGCCTATCAGGATGTGGAGAGACCCACAGGCAGGCGACGGCCACAGGGACGACGGAAGCACCAACCCCAAGCCAGGAGACCACGACTGAACCGACACTCCCCAATGGACTGTCCGGGTCATGCACGGGAGATCCGGCAAACCCAAATCATCTGCACCAGGTGAACCTGTCCACCTCCGAGGGGCAGCTCAACATCTCGATACCGAACGCCGATGACATGATCCTCGTGGACGTTGGCTACTACATCAACATCCATGCCGGGGCGTCAGCGTGGACGCAGGTAAGGATCGAGCACTCGGAGCAAACGGGCACCAACAAGGTCACCGTACAGAAGATGTTCTCCAACGAGTCCGTAAAAAACATCGGCACCTTCGACGTTGACAAGGGCAACAACAACGCCCTCAACGTCTCGGTCCCATCCTCGGAAATCACTGGGGACCAGGACCTGACCTGGAACGCCGCGCTTGACATGAACGGAAAGGACCTGGCATTCTGCCCGGCCCACCAAGAGGATAAAGTCCCACTGCAATGATTCTTCTCGGCCCCGCTTCGGCGGGGCCTTTCCGTATCCGTCCAGTCATTTAAACCAACGACACACACGGCCGCAAGCCCCGGCATTCCGGGGCTTGCGCATTTAACGCCGTCTTGCCTGGGCGCGACGTCAAGGGTCTGTTTCGTCCCTGCGCCTACATGCTTCGGCGGGGCTTTCGCATAAGAGGGAAGAGGGATCCGCGATTCCAGCCTGTCACCAATCGATGGGGGCTCGAAGATCACGAACCAGTTTCTTGCTGTTTCCTGGCAACGAATGAAACCCATGATCTCGATACCAAGGCACCAGATCCTCGTTCAACGCCTGGACATACATGGCGCGACAGCCCACGTTCTCCGCCAGAGACCTTGCTTTCATTATCGCCTCTTTCAGCAGCAGGGGACCTTGTCTATCGCATCCAAGCGACTTTCGTCCCCCATGCCGGAACTTCTGGTTAACACCAAGCCTTCCAAGCAGAACGCACGGAATGTTCCCGGTAATGCCCATCCCGGGTTTCACATCCTCCGGCAAGGCTCTGAACTGCAGATAATACATGTTCAAAGAGAAAAAACCGATTATCGTACCATCCGTACCCAAGGCGACATAAACGGTGCAGCTTCCATGCTCCTGCTGTTCCCAAGCGTCCTTCTGGAGCCAGATATCGATTTCGGATTCGCCGCAAAGGAACTTGTCCAGTTCTATGGTTTCATCGAGTTTGACAACCCTGTCCCACAGTACGCCGCTCCCCATGCAACCCCCTCGTGCGTCACTCTGCCAGAAAGGATTTCAGCCAGTCGGCGTCTTCCTGGGTGATGAATGTCCGGTCAGACACATCAGCCAGGTTCGGTATCGGTGCCGCATGGCTCTTGGAAGGATCCGCCTGCAATGCGGAATAATAATCCAGCATGCTCTCCCGCGTTATGACTTTTTCGCCGGATTTCCTCGCATCAGACCACGGATCCTCGGCATGGCTCATTTCCTCAAGCCTGTCTCCAAGGTCCCCGTCCTCAACATCCCTGTACGATTCCATGACACGATCGACCAGAGACCGCTCCTCCAAGGCCAGCCCGTCGGCATCTCCGTCGGGAATCTCACGCGGGAAGAGGTACTTATGACCCTTACAATACGTAAAGACCTCCGGCACTACAGGGCCATGCTCCCACGCCTCGATCGGTTCATCAAACAGTTCCCGGTCCTTTGCCACAAGCATCCATGACTGGCAGTAATAAAGCAGCTTCTGCAGTGCGAATGTCGTGGTCATGTGACCCTGTGCATCCCTTTGTTCAAGGATATAACGGGCGACGTCCTTTGCTTTCGCCATGCTTTTCACCACCTTCTCGTGCCCCAAAGTCGTGGGACGTGGAACTCCCCCACACCACTATGCCAATCGGCCAATTTTACTCGCAAGCAAATTATAGCAGCGACGCATTACATAATCCAAGCCAGCCGATTACTCGATGCCGAGCGCGTTGTCAAGTTTGAGCATGGCCTGTTTGCGTTCGTCCAGGCCGGCGGTCCGGTAGCCATGGTCATGGCCTCGCTGGAGTGGACTCTCCAGCGCTGGTCTTGGGTTTCCTGCCGCCTACGCCTTTACGTGACTTGACCCATTCGTCGTGCCGCTGGCGTTCCTCGGCGTCAATCTCCTCCTGGGTGCGTTCCCTGCCAGCGGGCAGAAGGGTTTGAGGCAGGTTGAGGGCCTGGGGTATGGCTTGGACGGCGTCGGCGCGCTGCTCGGCGTCCACAGTGGTGTAGATGTCGTCCACTTTGACGCTGGTGTGGCCGATCATCTCCTCGATGGCCTTGGTGTCCTTGCCGGCCCGGCGCATGAGGGTGACGGCGCTGTAACGGGTCTCGTGCCCGGTGCGCTCCCGGGGGTCCATGCCAGCCGCCGCGACCAGCGCTTTGAACTCCCGGGTGTCCTTGGCCCATATGCGCGGCGACCCGTCGCGCTCGCGGAAGATGAGACCGTAAGGGTTGGGCCAGTCCTCGGTGGCCTGTAAATAGAAGCACATGACCTGGGCGAGCTCGGGCACGATTGGCACCGGCCTGGCCTTGCCCGACTTGGGGGCGACCAAGCACAGGCGTCCGGTCAGATGCTCCATGAGGTACCCGTCGGGGACGCGCCACTTGGCGTCCGGGCACAGCCCCCCCGTGGAGCGGCCGCATGGCCAGCGGCCGTCGACCTTGGGACCGCACCCGTGGTCGCGGGGTATTTGCGCCAACGAGCGCCTTAGATCGTACCAGGGGCGCTGCCCGTCCAGGTGGAGGTATTTGAGCTGGGCGCCGAGGATCTCGGACTGGCGCATGCCCGTGAACAGGCGCCACCACCAGATGGCGGCCTGGCTTGGCGGCATGTCGAGGGTGGCCATGAGCAGGGACTTGAGCTCGGGCACGCTGAACGCCCGCCGACCCGTGTCCACCTCGGACAGGCCGCGCACTTTGACGCCTTTGACCGGGTTGATCTGGATGACCCTATCGCCCAGGGCCAGGTCGAATATCTGGTCCAGGCACGTCCATAATTGGTGCCGGTAGCTGACGGAGCGGCCGTCCTCCTTGGCGCGGTCGAGGATGCGCTGGATGGTGGTGGGGACGAAGTCCGCGATGCGCAGACTCATCCAGTCCTTGCAGTACTTCTCCACGCAGGTGCGGTAGGCGCCCCAGGTGGACGGGGCGACGCGCTGCTGGGCGGAGGAGAGGAAGAGGTCGGCGTATTTGCGCAGGCTGGCGCTCTTGTCGCTGATGGCGCCGGTGTCGCGTATCTCCTTGCGTGCGGCGGCGAGCTTGGCCTTGACTTCGGCGCTGGTCTTGCCGGTGAAGGTCTTTCGGATGCGCTTGCCGTCGGCGTCGTAGCCGAGGTCGAGCCGGACCTTCCAGCGTTGCACCCGCTTGCGTTCGATCGTGCCGTCGCTCTTTTTAACGGTGTATGAGCTCCAGTAGGTGTACGGCTTGGCGGCCCCGGTCCCACGGCTCTTCGGCAT